CATTATGCTGGCGAACAACTCTCGTGTTCGTGCGGAGAGTACGAATGCCACCGCAATTCGAGGCGACACCTTCAACATTCTGTTCCTTGACGAGTTTGCGTTCGTGCCAGAGAATATTGCTGGCGACTTTATGACATCCGTGTTCCCGACAATATCGTCAGGTAAAACTACCAAGCTATTCATCGTCAGCACACCAAACGGGTACAACCTCTTCTACAAAATCTGGAACGACGCACAAGAGAAACGCAATTCCTATTATCCCATCGGTTTCACCTGGCGCGATGTACCCGGGCGCGATGAAGCGTGGGCCAAGGAGATGCGAACGAACCTTGGCAGCGAACAAGCCTGGGAACAGGAATTTGAATGCTCGTTCCAAGGCAGTGCGAATACACTCATCCCCGGCCACAAGCTCGCGTCGATGTCATTTATGACGCCGGAAGATATTCGGGGAGACCTCAAAATTTATGCGCAGCCGGTTCGCGCAGATGAAAAAGGAAACCCCGCACACATCTATGTGGCCATGGTGGATGTCTCACAGGGGCAGGAACAAGATTACAGTGTAATAAATGTCTTTGACGTGTCGATATCACCATTTCGACAAGTGGCGGTGTATCGACGAAATAATATTACTCCGCAACTGTTTGCGCCAATTGTGCGTGATATCGCTGCGTATTATTGTAACGCATATACGCTAGTTGAAGTCAACGATGTTGGCATTCTTGTCGCAGATGCGTTACATACGGAACTGGAGTACGAAAACATTCTTTTCGTGCGTATGCATCCCAAGCGCGGGCAGATGTTAGCGGGTGGGTTTCATGTGAAGTCAAGAATGGGATTGCGTCAGACGCAAGCCACAAAACGTATTGGCTGTGCTGCGCTACGGGCGATGATCGAAAAAGATCAACTCCTCATTTATGACTACGATACACTACGAGAACTGACAACATTCGTTGCGCACGGCGCTAACTATAAAGCAGAACAGGGCGCACATGACGATTGCGTGATGACGCTAGTACTCTTGGGGTGGTTGACTGCACAAACGGGATTTGAGAACTATGTGGGCTTGTCCATGCGGAAACTGCTACTCAATCAATACGAACCCGTCACACTCGACGAACCGTTTGTAGGATATATGGATAGCAAACCTGAGACCTCGTTTGTTGACGATGGTGATCGTTGGTTGCTCTCCGATGAGGATATTGAGAATGAGATTGCGAACGAGTTCTGGAGATGACGAACGCCTTGAAAGTCTAAATACAAGTATCCGCCGTTATATACATCGACGGCACAGGTTTTACGGCATTCTTTTTCCGAATCCCGTTACGAAGGAGACATAGGGTTATGGCATTTCAAGTTTCGCCGGGCATTAATGTTACGGAACGGGATCTGACAGTAGGCGTAGAGAATGTTTCTTTGTCGACCGGTGGATTTGTCGGCCCTTTCGTGTGGGGTCCGGCGCTGCAAGTGCAGAACGTCGCTTCTGAAGTCGACTTGGTCGATCAGTTCGGCGAACCGGACGCCAATAACTTCCAACATTGGTTCTCTGCTGCGGCATTCCTATCGTATTCCAATAATCTCAAAGTTGTTCGCGCAATTAGCGGCAATGCGCTGAATGCGTCAAGCGACCATAAAACGGACCTCACCGGCACGGTGGGGAATACTTCGTCGACAACCATTACGGGAGTAGGCACGTTGTTCCAGACTGAGTTGGTCGTCGGTCAGACGATTCGTCTTTACCGAGACGACACAATCACCGATGCCGGCACATATGAAGAAGCGACCGTCTCGGCGATCACCAGCAACACGGTGTTGACTGTCTCCGCTGCGTTGTCCAACACGGTCGACCCGGGGAATACTGTCACCTCATTTGGTGTGCTTGTCAAGAACGATACCCACCATGATGCAACCTTCGATACGGATGCCGGAACAACGGGGTACGGAGCCGTTGTGGCTAAGTGGCCGGGTGATTTGGGAAATTCGCTCAAGATAAGTGTCTGCCCGTCTGCGGAGGCTTTCCAATCGAACGCGACCGGCACTCTTACAACGACCGCCGGCAGCAACGTAGTCACCGGCACCGTATCGTCAGCATTTAACACCGAGTTGATTGTCGGTGATTACATCCTCATTGATAAGAAGCGACATAAGGTAAAGACATTAACGAATGCCACGTCAATGATTTTGGAGTCGGCTGTAGCTAAAGCGAACGTATTCGCAACTGGTAGCTGGCAACGACAGTGGGAGTACTGGTCTTCCTTTGACGGCGCGCCGGGAACGAGCGCGTACGGAACTGACCACGGAGCTACCACCGACGAAATGCATGTGGTGGTCACGGACGAAGATGGGAAATTCGAGGGCTTGGTTGACAATCCTGTTGAAAAGTATGCCTACGTCTCGAAAGCCTCCGATGGTACGTCTCCGAACGGCGATAACAATTACTACAAGAATGTGCTAAATCGACAGTCCAAGTATGTGTGGTGGTTGACCCACGTGGGTACCACGACAAACTGGGGTTCAAAGGCGCTGAACTTGACTTTTGGTAGTAAGTCGCTGCCGTATACGAAGTCACTGCAAGGTGGCAACGACGACAACGAGAACGTCACCGTTGGGCAGCAAGAAACAGGATGGGACCTCTTTGTCGACCCGGATTCGACAGATGTTTCATTGCTGGTCACTGGTCCTGCGGCACCGTCGACACTAGGCACGTATGTAGTCGATGACATCGCCGCCGTGCGCAAGGATGCGGTCGCGTTCGTATCGCCACTGAAAGCCAGTGTCGTGAACAATATCGGGAGCGAGAACGCATCAGTCACGACCGACAGAAACAATCTCCCAAGCAGCAGTTTTGCTGTTATGGATAGTGGCTGGAAATATTTGTATGATAAGTATAACGATGTGTATCGCTGGGTGCCACTCAACGGAGATGTTGCGGGCTTGGCAGCGCGAACTGATCAGACGAACGACACGTGGTTCTCACCTGCCGGCTTTACTCGCGGCAATATCAAGAACGTGGTAAAACTGGCGTGGACACCAAAGCAGACCGACCGTGATGACCTCTATAAAATTGGTGTCAACTCGGTAGTGAGCTTCCCGGGTCAAGGTGTATTGCTGTATGGTGACAAGACGCTGCTAAATCGGCCAAGTGCGTTTGACCGCATCAATGTGCGCCGGTTGTTCATCGCACTGGAGAAGACCATTGCGCAGTATGCGAAAGACAATCTGTTTGAGTTCAATGACGAACACACTCGGGCGTCATTCAGGGCTGTAGTCGAACCATTTCTGCGAACCATCAAAGCGCGTCGTGGCATCACAGACTTCTTGGTTGTCTGCGACGGCACCAACAACACTGCGGATGTCGTTGACCGGAATGAATTCGTCGGTCACATCTTTGTGAAACCGAGCCGGACAATCAACTACATTCAGTTGAACTTTGTGGCCGTGCGTAGCGGTGTGTCGTTCCAAGAAGTAGTTGGCGCAGTTTAACACTCGTCTAGAGGAGAACACGAATGGCATTTAATCTTGACCAATTTCGCAGTAGACTCGCTGATGGAGGCGCGCGGCCATCCCTCTTCGAGATGGAATTGCGATGGCCTCAAACAGTAACAAGCGGAGTCGATGCTGCTAAAGCGTCGCGATTTATGGTGAAAATGGCGGAGCTTCCACCATCGACGGTGGGCCATATCGAGGTCGGGTATTTTGGACGCAAACTCAAAGTAATTGGTGATCGCTCTTTTACCTCACTCACGGTGACAATCATCAATGATGAAGATTTTATCATCCGCCGGGCGCTGGAGGAATGGATGGACCGCATGTCGGGCGTCAGTAGCGCGGTCTCGCAGTATCGCGGCGGCAGTGCTGACGGAGGATATACGACAACTCTATCAGTGGCACAATTTGGTCGTCAAGGGCCGAGTAATAGATTGCGCGGTTATGAATTTGTGGGTGCGTTCCCCATCGCCGTAGCGGCGGTTCCGTTGAGTTGGGACGATGCAGATAGCATTGAATCATATACTTGCGAATTTCAATATCAGTGGTGGGAGGTGGCCGGAGAAATTCCAACACGTGATGCGCCGTTGGTTAATGTTGATACCAACGTCACTGTTGCTGGTTAATAAATAATTCGTTTATCGAGGAGAGCCCTTTCAAGGGGCTCTCCAAAAGTGAGTTTGCCCTATGCCATTCACCTACCATTCCGAGGATATATAATTGCCCCGCTTATTTGGGTTTGAGTTCGATTTCAATAGGCGGTCGTCGGCGCCTGCTGCGGTCAGTAACGAACCCACGTCCAATACCGTTAGTTTCGTGCCGCCGGACAATCAGGACGGCGCGCTTAACGTTCAATTTGGCGCAGCCGGTGGCCATTTCGGCTATTACCTCGACCTCGACGGCGGCATCGTCGA